GAAGGGTTTCAATCGAACCCCTCTCCAGACGAGCATGGACGGCGATTTTGACACCGGCAATGTTCGTTACAAGTCGCGGGAACGATATTCCTTTGGGGTCAGTGATCCTCTCGGAATCTACGCTTCCAACGGCAGCGGTAGCTAGGTAACTGGGCGGGGGCTTTCGGGCTCCCGCCCTTCTTCTTTTTTCTTTTCGGAGCAAAGTATGGCTATCGAATATCGTGGTGAAAAATTTTCGGGTTACAACAAACCCAAGAGGACTCCGGGCAAGAACAAGAAGTTTGCTGTGCTTGCAAAAGAAGGAGAGAGCGTAAAGCTTGTTAGGTTTGGTGATCCAAACATGACAATTAAAAAAAGTATTCCGGCACGAAGGAAATCCTTTCGCGCTCGGCATAAGTGTGACCAGAAGAAAAGCAAGCTAAGTGCTGGCTATTGGTCATGCAAGAAGTGGTAAACCAAACTCGTCAGACTTAATCAGACAGTACGCGGACTGACGAGCTAGTTGCGTACAACGAGGTGATACAAAATGGGACAAACAACTTTTAGTGGTCCGGTAGTTTCTTTGAATGGGTTTGTAGATCGCGGACCTAATTTCGTTGTGAATATTACGGCAAACACAGAACTTACTGTTGCAGACCATGCGGGTAAGATTTTGCGTGTGAATGATGCAGATTGCAAAATCACACTTCCGACCATTAACGATAGTTCTGTTTCGGGTCCGGACACACCCAGTAATATTGGCTCCAAGTTTACTTTTTATATTGAAACGGATTCTACGGATCTTGATATTCTAACAGATGGAACTGATAAATTTGTTGGTTCTCTTAGCGTTGCAGGAACAACCCAGAATGCTTTTGCACCCGCCGCATCGAATGATGTAGCAACCTTTAATGGAACTACCACTGGTGGAGATAAGGGTAGTTATATCGAAGTAACGGCTATTGATGATAATGTGTATTTGATTCAGGGCGTTTTGGTTGGTTCTGGAACTGTCGCGACTCCCTTTGCGGATTCTTGATATATAATCACGGGGGCACCTTCGGGTGCCCCCTAATTTCCTATGCCTTACAAAATCAAGAAAACATCTGGCAGCAAGCCCTATAAGATCGTTGGACCCGATGGGAAGATCGTGGGTAGTTCTACGTCTAAGCGTAGCGCGGAGGCATCGATACGCGCACGGTACGCGGGCAAGGGGGCAAAGCGGAAATGAAATCGACCGGGATGACAGGCATTGAGAAGTTTCTTCTTGATGGGAATGAATCTTCTAATGTTGGTGCTGCCGCGCTAAGGCTCCCAAGACCGTATATAGGCAGAAGGATGAACGGGCATGGTCAGCCATCAGTTGACGCAAATCTAATACTTTCCAATCCAGTTTCTGGCATTGATGAGTATTCTCACGATACCAACACTCAGATTGATTCAGATAGACTTGAGGTGACCCTTGTTGATGGGACAAATCCTTATTCAAAAAATATGCTTGTTACAGGTGACGCTGACTATCGAAATGGAAGTAGCCAGAATCTAAATAAAATAGAAACCATTGAGACTTTAAATCAGCTTCAATTAAATTATGAAGCTTTGGGCAGTGGCTCTGCTGGTGACACTGTTTTTTCACAATCTGGATTGACTCCTTTGAGTAAAGGGTACGGAACGTATGGAGGGAAGCGTATTGCTACGCCTCCACCTTCCGGAAAACTTCATTGCAAGCTAGATGGTCTTTCTTCAAAGACAATTAACTACTCAAGTTGGGAAGTCGCCTATCGAACAGACTGGTGGCATTTTTATATATCAGGAACTGACGAAACAAGTATGCCAGAAATCGATAACATGGTGGACTTGGTTTCTGTAGAACATACAACTGGCGACGGACTTGGGTGCAATGTAAGAGTTATGTGGATTATGTTTGTAACCACTGGCACCTCTATTAATGATTTGGTTTTGTCAATAAAAAGTTGGGAAACTGGCGAAGTGTTATTTAAACAAAGCACACCCAATTACAGCTCCAATAATCCCCAGCAGAATTATATTATGCAAATTCCTTACGGGGGAATATTTTGCAGAGGCGGAGCGGTTTTTGAGTTTTTGGAAAGTAATGGGAGTGTTTCAACAACAAATAGCCCTGCGTGTAAATATATGCTTGTGGGGTATCAGATGTGAAAAAGACAGAAAGAAACCAAGTTACATGTAAGACAATTACAAATTTCGCCACTACGGGGAGTGTCACAATACCGGGCAGGTTGAGACTGTTTGCATTTAGTTCAACAAATGATCAAGCCGGTGGTGATGTATTGTTTCTGAAAAATGGAAACAGAAGCGGTGAAATTATTGCTCCCATTTTGACGCCAAGGAATGTTGGGTGGGGCGTTTACCAAGGTTTGTATAATTTCGGCAAAGACGGAATTTTATTTCCAGACGGTTTGTTTATGGATTTTTCACTCGCGGATGGTACTTCCTACAAAACATTTGTGAGCGCATCATTTTTTTATCAAGGTGCATGATTTATGGAATTTAATTCTGTTAGAAGCACAACGCTTGTAAATGGAGGTTCTATCTCAGGGAGAGTGTGGCTTCTTGGTTTAGTCGTAACTCCAATTTATACAGGAACCTCAACCGTGCGGTTGGAAGTTAATGGGACAATAAAGCTTCACAACGGAGATTCTAGCGGGGACGTATTGGTGGAGGTTCCGATTACGATGACGGAAGGATATCCGGCCGGTATGGGTTTTGACTATGTAGAGCATGGGGGTTATTTGGTTTTTCCAGATGGTCTTTATGTTGCACAATCAACTGTTGCTGGCGATCCGTTGGATACGAGTCTTACAAGTTTTAGCGTTTTTTATCAGGTGTAGTCATGAAACTAATTCAAGCAGCTTACAGTGGTTCTTTGTCAAGTCCTTACAAAACTCAATTGACAAAGGGTCGGTGCGTGTTGCATGGCATTTGGATGAGTTCCGACGATGCTAACACTTCACTTCCCCAAATTAAATTTTCAACCGGAAATGACTACACTGATATTCGTTGTCAAATTACGTCACCCGTATCTCCCGAGGATTACCATTACGCAAGTGGTACAACTTTTGACATTCCCGGCGATGGGATTCTTTTTGAGGACGGCATCTACTTTGAGGGTTTGGCTGCAACAAAACAGGTGACTGTATTTTTTAGCGGCGGAGCAAAAGCTTAATATGGGTTACCTCAAAAACAAATCGGTCTTGATGGATCAAAACAGGACAATCGAACCTGCTGGTACTAGGTGCAGGCTTTATGCCGTACAAGTTGGCATTTACAACACTGCTACAACTCATGTTTTTACGGGTATTGGTGACGCAAATTTGTCTTCAGGAAGGAATGTAACTTTAAGAACAGGCTCTGCAAGTGGGAATATTTTGTTTGATGTTCAGATTGGTTTGGTATCTGGAGGTGGATATTATATTGGAGAGCTACCCATTGTATACAATCTAGATCCTAATTATGTTTTGTTTGAAGACGGAATGTTTATGATGGAAATATCAGATGTAAGTGACGACAATACACCTGATAAATTAAACAATTCAGGTGTTCAGCTTTCTTTGTTTTACGAGCTTGGCTAATGGAAAAAGTATCCCCTACCGCATTCTGGTCAATCATCCCCATTATTGCTGCCTCAATAGGCGGCATTTTTTTTGTAATGATTTCTCATGCCAGTGAGGGAAAACATTCCGAGTCTGCCCATGAGGACGATGTGTCTGGTCTTCAGGTGCATGTAGCCCAGGTTGCAACCAAAGTAGACCACAACTCAAGAGTTCTTGAGGAAGTGAAGATGGATTTGCGAGAGCTTCGCATTGAGCAAAACAACGCAAACCAAAGAATTTTAGAAGCCATCGGAGATCGGTAATGGCCGTTAACACAACCACAAGTTTTAATCCTGACATAGGTGACATTGTCGAAGAGGCATTTGAGCGTGCCGGTTTGGAGATGGTTTCCGGTTATGACCTTAGAGGCGCTAGGCGCAGCCTTGACTTGATGTGTATTGAATGGGCAAACCGTGGGATTAATCTTTGGACTGTCGAAGAACAGAAGATTGCAAAGAAATTTGTGAGCGGTTCCGCATCTGATTTGACTACCAATTTCCTTGAGAAGTCAGTTCCCGAATATCAGTGTGCTGACAATACTATGGCTGTTGTAGACATGGTCCTTAGAACAGACGATGCCGACACTTCAAAACAAACAGACTACGTTTTGAATCGTGTATCCCGAGAGACTTACATGGGGGTTCCCGCAAAGCTGACTGAAGCTAGGCCGACTCAGGTTTATGTGGATCGACAGCAGGGCAATGTAACTATGACCCTGTGGCCCGTGCCCGATGAGTCCAGCAAATACAAATTAGTTTACACGCGAATTCGCCGCATGACCGACTCTGGTCCGGGCGGTACATACAATCCCGATGTTCCGGATCGTTTCTGGCCCGCCTTGGTTGCAGGCTTGGCATACAATATTGCATGCAAAAGGCCCGAAGCGGCTAACAGGATTCAGATGCTTAAGCAGAACTATGAGGAGCAGTTTCAGTTGGCTGCAGAAGAAGACAGGGAAAAGGCTCCCGTTCGTTTTTATCCTGGGGGGTATGCTTTTTAAATGGCACCGTATGCTCAGGGTAAAAAGGCAATTGGTTACTGTGACCGTTGTGGATTCCAGTATCCGTTGCATGAACTCAAGCAGGAAGTGGTCAATCTAAATGTGACCAACATGCTTGTGTGCCCCGAGTGTTGGGATCCGGACCAGCCCCAGAACCAACTTGGCCGTTATCATGTCGATGATCCTCAGGCTTTGAGGAACCCAAGACCCCCTTTGGGATTGGATGAAAGTAGGCAGTTTACAAATTCACAGAGTGGCAGTCCTTTAAAGATATTGAATCCACAACCCAAAACATTTTCTTTTTCTGGAACAGTAAAAGAACCTGTTGGTGGTGGCTGGTGGGATGGAAGAAACCTAGACGGATTTGTTTACATAAATGGGGGTCAATGGCCACCTTCACCGCAAAGCGGTCAAACGGGAGCAATCTCAGTAATTACAGAATCTGTCGAAGGAGAAGATGTAAAAATTTTGAGATGTCCTTGGCCTGCAGACACTTTTTATGGACCCGATCCTCCGAATACCGCAACTCCAGTTGCTTACAATGGAAACACTCCGTTTTTTATGTTTTGGAATTATTATGGTGGTGGCGGAAATCCGAAAATCAACATGCCTAAAAATAGGTATGTTGTTGTAAAAATGAGAGTCACAAGTTGGGGAGACAATTACCCTGCTCTTTATGAATCTGACGATCCCTGGCATGGTTTTTTGTATGCGGGAGTTACAGATCCAGATATAGATGGAAATGTAGACAAGCCATATCCATTTGGAACTGCACAAGCTCCATTTTCAATAGTTAATGTATTAAAGAACCCAGGGTTTACGGGAAAAGATTCAGAGTTAAATCAATGGAAAACATTGGTTTGGGACGTTATGGATGATTCTGCAGGAGTTCAAGACAGCACTTCTGGATCTTCCTGGGTTCAGTCAGCAGCTTTGGGTTTTGAAATTACATGCTTTAGATTTGATTTTTTTGCTTACGG